CACATATAAGCTCCAGTCTCCATTAGCAGGAGAGCCTATAATTGAATCAAAAGAATGTAATAGGGTTTGATTATCATAGCCAATAATTATTTGTTCATCAACACCAGATCCACTACCAGATCCACTGCCAGATCCACTAGCATCACCCAATACTGGAATTCTAAACCTGATATAATTTGTTTTGTCGGTAGTTCTACACATGCCGCCATTCTGAACATTATGAGTAGAGGTGTTTTCTGGTGCTCGATCAGATAATATAAAGCTAAACCCAGGGCTATAGTTTAAAAACTTTTGACTACCAACAAGCAATATAGAATTTTGTTCACTTCCAGGATACTTCAAAAATATATTCAAATCTTGCATATTTGTGTGATTAAGGCCAACAAGACCAATTTCGATACTTTTAATATTTCTGGTGTCCGCAATGCTTATAGTATTAGAGACAACTGAATCGTCCACCATAGTTAATGGGCCGCCAGTATAAACAATAGCATCAGAAAGCATAACAGGAGGACATAGATCTTGATCCGCAGGAAATACAGTTAAATTAGATCTTGTAGGAGGATCTAATAATCTAGAAATAACAGAAACGTTACCGAATAAGATTCTATTGCTCTTAGTGCCAGATCCAACAAAAACCTCGTTGGGTTCTTGTATATCTAATTCATATTGGGCGGTATTAAAGGTGTAATTATCTGTTACTTTTGCCGGAATATCCAGGGTTATAAAGCCATCTTCTGTAGTAACCAAAGAATATTCGCTAGTTTTAGTAGTATTGTCAAAATTATATTCGACACCGGTGTTATCTCTCATTCTTAATAAAACATACATGTTTTTAAGATTAATTGGATTCTGGTTTTCATCAAGATAACGAAAAACAACCTGAAAATCAGAACCTTGTTCTATACGAAAATTAAAAGATGCTGCTGGCATTTGTTGTCCTTACGAAAAAAAGTTTCTGGTATGTGGTGAAGGGTTAAATGCATAACTAGGATCAAAATTATTGCCAACAAAAGGACTAAGTACAGCCCTGATTAGGCTCGTATTGCCTAATTCATGCTGCATTTTTAATTCGCTATATAGAGCGCATGGCCCATTTTTAAGAATAGTCTCAAAACCGCGTATATTGCCACCTACGCTGATGCTAGCGGGCCCAAGAGCAGCCCTAATTCCCTCTGTTGCGGCTCTAGTCCTGAGTGTGCTTTGATCTAAAAGGCAAGACGCCTTTAGTGACACGAAACTAATAAAATCTAAATCTCTGGACTCTCCGACAGTAGGATCTGGGGTGATATTTGGATTAACAATATCTATAGAATATTCATTGACTAAATTTATTTCTTTTGTGATATATTGAGCAGAAACAACGATTAGCTGTTGTATCCTCTCGTCGCTATATTCTGGGGTATCAGAGAGATCGTTTATTAGGGATCTAACAATTATGGGTATCTCAATGTTCCAAGACATATTGTGGCCTTTTGTAAAAATTGTTGAATATTTATTCTAATATACACCATGGTTTAATGCTTATATGATAGGCTGGCATTTTGACCCACCATTTTTATCATATCCTGGCCCGCAATCATCTTGTGGATCTGATAGACTTATTTGAAGAGTATTAATATCTACACTGTTGTTTGCTTCTGTTCTAGCTAATGCCTCGTTCTTGGCAGATTCCAGCTTTCTATTTGATTCTACATAATTTTCTATATTTGACTGCAAAATTTGTTTGGATAAAGTTATTTCGTTTCCTTCTATGTCTTGTATTACAGGGTCGGTATCTGATACAATCGAATTTACTAGTGTCGAAAGGATTTTAAGCTGGCTATCTTTATCTCTTGGTAAAAAGACGTCGTTATTATTAACTGTGATTTTATAACCATTAGCTATTTCTCTGTCATATTGTTTTTTTACAATATTAGCCTTTGCTTCTGCCCAAACTTCTGGACTTGGTTCAAGTGTTGTATGGGTATTTTTCCACACAAGATAGCATTCCCAATCTGACAATAAATCTCCTCCATCAAACTGATCGCAAGGCAATAATGCTGACTCAATGCCATCAAAAGTAATAATCGACTCTTCTTGTGTTTCGGTATTCACCCTAAGGATAGGACTACTGTAGCTTTTATCTACCACTAATTTACCATTAGACTCTATGATGCGAGTATAATAATAGTTATAATTTTGAGTATATTCGCAATAATCGTATACGTTATCAAAACCACAAAATGTCATTTTACACCTGTTCTATCCAGAGTCCGTAAATATCGTTACCTTTTTGAATAAATGAAACATTACATACTAAGCCATTAGTAAATGTATATTGGGTATAATTATTGAAATTATGAGAACCTAATTCTAATGCAATATTATATGATTTTAAATAATATTCAAAATCTGTATCTATTTCTTTTGCTAATCTATAGTAATAAGAAGAAGTAAAAGCACTATAATTACCATAGTATATAGGAGTAGTAAGTAATGCTGCTCTAACAGACGCAATAGACCTACCCTGTGGCCATCTAGAATCATTGTTTGACATAGTCAAGCGACCAGTAGATCTCAATCTTATATTGTAAATAGGTCTGTTTTCTATTAAAGACATTAAAGATGATGGGGCCCATGTCATTAAGCTATCACCTTTAATTGGGGGTTTCGTATACGTTTCAGCGGTATTATATATACCATAATTGGCGTAAGATCTGACAACACGGAAAAATGGAATAAATTCAAATCTTTTGCTTCTATTAGAAAGACTAGTTGATGCAAAAGCGGTGCTTTCTGAGCTTTCTGTGGTGTTGCTTGTTCTGAAAACAAATTTATGTTTAATTTCAGGCGATATAGAGTAATTAACGCCAAACACCCGATCTATATCAACAGTAAAAACATATGGAGAACCAGGCCCAACAAGATTTTGGTAAGAAATTGTTTTAACCAGAGAATAATTATTTTCACTATCGACATAGTAGGTCTGTAGGACCATATTGTTTACAGAATCTTCGCCCCTTCCTTCTTCGGTATGTAATAGTTTTTCAACTTCAAAATAAATATAGTCATTTCTAACTCTTTGAACAGAAAAATTTGGAGCTTGTGGTTTTTTAAGAGGGTCCCATAATTTATGAACAACTGGAGTAGATGTGTATTGAGTGCCAGAAACATTAACAATAGCAGTAGTACTTTGCCATAATTCGGAAGACACATCAGACAAGGCCCACCTAGTTCGGTATGGTATATAGATATTATCTCCGATTCTGGTGCGCCTATATCGATCCATGTATAAGATTGTAGATTTTATATTAGAATTTGGATATACACTTGGATCTCCACTATATATAACACCAGATAATGTGGGGTATCCTATAGCAGAAGAATCTGGACTTTTTACCAATAAATTGACCAACGGCGCAGTGGTTCTTTTGTATGAAACACCATTAAGCAATATTGTGTCAGAATTAAAGGAAGAGCCGATAGCATTTGGTGTTGATATTGTTGCACAGCCCGTATTGGAAAGGCCGTGATAGTTATAATACGTTGCCCCCACACCATAATTTACGCCTGCGTCAAGGTTGTTGATTTTAAGTTTATTGCTGGTACTAGATGCGATATTTTCTGATGAGTATTGAGATAAGGACGAGCAATCAATACCGGTATATGAAATGCCGCTAACAATAGTAGAACCTCTGTCGTTTATAGTGTAGTAGTGGTTTAGAGAGCAACCAGATATGCTTGCGTTATAGAAATTATAGTTAAATTCCTGACCATTCAATGGAATAATATCAGGTGTAGTACTAGTTAGTGAAACAGCACCGGAGTATAAGCCGGTACCACTAGCATTAACAGCCGCACATTTAGCGTACCACGTTGTAGAATTATTTCCGGTTAATTTATTGATAAGCTTTAATCTATTGATTCTAAAAGTATTAGTGTTGAACGATTGTAAATTAGTAGAATCAAAAGTATTTACGGTATCTACTAAAATATTGTAATATGCAATAGACTGTCCGCCATTATCTGTAGGAGCAGACCACGCTAAAGTAGCCAAAGAATAAGCGCTACTACTATAGTCGCCACTATAACCAGGATGAACAGAATAAATCCTTTGCTCTGATAGATTTCTAGATTGTGTGACGCTAGATCCAACAAAAGATAGTTCGTCGTCCCAACCAAATGAGAGACTATTGGGTTCTGAGCAGGTTGCAACAGACCTACCTGGTGTTTCATAAGAAGTAAAGGACCAGGTGCCAGTACCAGCATAATTAAGCGGGGCTAGCCTGAAATAATATGTCGTATTAGTAGTTAAAGAACTTATGTTTGTTGAGTTGCTGGTTCCTTGTGCTGCGATAGTCACAGTGGAACCATTTTGTATATTGCCACTATCGGCAGAATATTGCAAGAGATATCCTGTGACAGAATAACCGCCATCAGAATATGGGGCAGTCCAGAAAACAGAAACGCTGTCTGATCTAGGATATGTAATAATATTATTTATAGCAGTAGCTGTCGATCTGCTTTGCGTTATAGTGTTACTATAAACTCCAGTAAGATTGCTTATAACAGGAGCTATTCTATGATAAAAATTAGAATCATTAGTATTTAGGTAAGCAATGTCTGTATTAAGGCTGTCTCCAAGTTTATATTCTTTAATATGTCTTGAGAATATACTACTATCAAAAGTAGATACAGTATCTGTTTCTATAATAAATTTGTCTGGAATACTGTTTGTAGAAAAAATATAATTCCAAGAAATATTAGATACGCCATTTTCAAAAATCGCACTAGCGCCAAATGTTTGAAGTCCAGAAGATACTGGAGAACCTTCGAAAGTATGAGCCATAGTATTTGACGGATCAGATTCACCTATGGCGTTAGTTGCTGTTATGTTAAAATAATAATTTTCTGATAAGTCTATATTAGTAATAGATCCGGATGTGACAATACCCCCATAGTGATTACCAGAAACAGGAATATCAATACTATTATTAAGAGAATTTATTTCTGTACCATAATTAATGGTATATTGACTAATCTTTGAATTATTGTCGGTAGAGCCTGACCAGTATATTACTAATCCAGAAGTAATTAAATTAGTGTTAGAGGTAATACCAGTAGGGGGCAGAGGTCTATTTTCTGGATATATTTCATTATCTATAATAATGTTATCTAGAATAATATTATTGTCTTGAGCATTAGCGGCGTCTCCATCAAGAAACACGGAATTTTCTCTAATATAGGGAGCTAGATTGTTAACTCCACGAGATTTATTTTTTGCATTAGGGATTAAAACTCTCGCCTTGGACATTTTTCTAGGTTTAGAATTAAGTTTTACAGAGCTGGTGAATTTCTTAGCATTCTGCGGTATAGCTTCAGCATAAGAAACCTTTTGATAAAATGCTTCGCAAGATAATAGTTGCGAGGCATAAGATTTATGTGTTAGTTGTGTTGGTATAAATCCAAGTTCTAATTTGGCTTGACTAAAGTTTATTTTAGAATTACCAGCAAGACCTGTGGTGGTTTCTGGCCTAATCTCAAAAATCAATGTTCTAGCATTAGAAGGAACGGTAAAGCTAGAATAATATTGTGTCCACCCAGAAGATATGGCGGTATTCACAATAGAGCCTGAGATAATAGTTTTATCTTGCAGAGCATCATCTTCATGCGGAGTGTAGTACATGGCAGAATAAATATTGCCACTTAAAGACAGGTTAGGACTCATGGCATAGTAGCTCATACTCATATCTTCACCCTGGTGAGGTAAAACATCCTCTGTTGGCACAACATACAATAAGCTGTAGTAGCATCCAGACACCGTGTTTGTGAGACTGATGCCATAGCTATTATTGTCTAAAACTCCGTTAGTCATGCATTTGGTGGCGGTAGCTCCTTGGCTATCATATTCGTTCTCAAAAATAGAGAAGAACCATCTATCAGCAGTATATCCCTGCTTATTGAAAGAAATACCCCTTTGCCATACATCAAAATTACCATTAATAATGATATTCTCGCTATCGACTTTGCGATTTAGTAAAGATTTGGCGTAATTAATGATTCTTGACATATGCTATCCTTTAAAGAAAATTTGCGCCTATAAAGATAAATACACTAAACTCTAAGACTCTGTAAAATTGATAATTCTGCCATATTATTCTCCTTATTATGAAAGTTCTCCGAAAATTGATACGCAAATAATGGTTGTATCTGCGGTAGTTGCGGTGTTGCTTTTCCATGAATAAACGTCTAAGTAGCTTGTTTGTGGGTTTCTCACTTCTAAAAACATATCGCTGGATACATTAATCCCAATAACCCCAACTGTGGCGCAATAGTTTGTATTGGCAAAAGAAGTGTTAAAATTAATTCTATACTGTCCAGTATTAAGATCGGTAATACTGTCAACATTAAAAGCACTCCTAATCCCACCATTAGCCAAAGTGAAGGGCGAAGAACCGAAGGTTCCATCAAAATTAACCCAAGCTTTGGCTAGTCTATTTTGTACATTATCACCCTCTGTCGAACTGTCTGAAAGTTTATCAAAAGTCACAGCCCCATCAACTATCTGACCAGTATCAGCCGCACTGAATCCACTATTAGAAGTATTGCGAATAACAAACTCAATAATATCTCCAGCACTCGCCCCTTGCGTTAGCGTAATACCACTTGTGCCATTAAGGCTATAATCTTGCCCCTGTACTATTCTCGCGCCATTAAGATATACGTCAATATTAGACCCACTGAACCCACCAGTAACAGTAACAGCTGTTTGACTTGCTGTTAACGTAACTGTTTGCTTGCTGGACTGTCTACTTATATCTCTCGCAATGCTCATTAGATTGCCTCTAGTTCTTCTAGTGTTGTGGCGTCTTTGACTAACTTTCTTCTGGCAGCATCGGCCCCACTAAGTTGTGCCCTAGCCTGACCATAAGCCAACATTAAAGGTGTCATTTCAGCAACCGTAAGAGAATGAGGTTCTCCTTCAGTGTCTAGTATTGTAATAGGATCTGTAGAGCCTAGCGATGCAGCCTCTTTTGCTAATGAGTAAGCGCCGTTAAGTAACGCAACGTCGTCTGTATGAATACCGAGACTCCAACCTTCTGGTGTTTGCCAGCCGTTATTAAGAGTCACCTTCCAATCTTGATCTATCTCTGTAAGCTTATTTAGTTTGGCTTGGTCTAATTCTGATATACTCATAATTTCAGAAACTGGATCTAAGGTTTTTAGTTCATCTGGCGTGGTTGCCTCGTCAATTCTACTATCCGCTGGAGCGTCACGAAGTTGTTGTTTTTTAGTTTCAATATGGTTCTTAAGCGTAACATTCTGAGCTTCAGTAGCCTTTAAGTAATCTACATCTAGCGACTCAAAATAAGGCTGTCTGTCATTTCTTACCTTGTCTCGCCAAATATCTTTGGCTTTATTCATGTTTACATTAATCATACTATCCTCCCATGCCTAATCTAAAAAATTCATCAGCACCTATACCAGCGCCGTCTGGATTACTAAAGTCTGCTTCCCAAGCGTTACGAAATGTTCGATCAGTTGGGATGTCTGTGTCTTCAATAATCCTGTAGGGCTTTCCAGCAGGAACATCTTTCAGAGCAATTTGCTCTATTGTATATTTAGTGTTGGGGCTTGGTATAACTACTGATACCCCGCCATCATCATTTGGATAAATTATTCTTTTCATTTTTTAGTCTCCGAAAACTATTACACTAATAAACTGAGCTTCGCCACCAGCGCTAGGGACTACTGGGGTAGTACCCGCCCTATCGACAAGAGTTTGCATTTGAATGGAACTAGTAGAGTGAGCGGTTACTCTACAGTCCATAATATGCCCTACACTTGAGGCGTAACCATCGTCGTGAGCAAGAGCAACAGGATAATGATCGCTACTCATAGCTGTGTCAAAATTAACCGTATAAGTACCGACAGAATTTTCTACAACACTAGAGACATTAAAGGAGACATCTGCATTGCCCGCAGCTATTCCTGTCGAAGATCTGCCGTCAAAGACGGCCCAAGCCTTTGCCCGTCTTGCGTTTTCACTAGTTTCTCTTGCTCTTGTCATGTTAAATACCTTTTTAACTCCATGTTACCCAGTGTTCCCAAGTTCCACTTCTGTTAGCATATATAGAAGTAGTACTTTGTCCGGTACCCCATCTTAAGCCGTTGGGAAAACTACCACAAGTACTACCATCCCAACCAGCTCCTATAGCGCCGTCAGCTCTTGCCCAATTACATTGATTTTGATAGTTTGGATTATATATCCCATGACCACCGGCATAACCCAGTATAACCTTTCTTGGTGTGTATCCGCTATCAGCAGTTAAATAATTTACAGTATTATATGTCTTCATGGTATTAAAATACACTGCAGCCCTATGGTCTTTGGTATCACGCTCAACCAATAAACCATGCATTGGTATGCAATAATCAATAGCGTTTACTGTAGCTGTTCCGGCATAAGGAGATGAAAATGTCTTACACCAAGGTAAATTGTCGTAGTAGTTTGCTTCATATATCAATAGTATTGGACTGCGCATTCCTGGACCTTGAAAATAATATGATTGGGAAGATTGAGCATTTAGTCTGGCGGCCTCTACCGGACTAGCAAAAGGTCTAGAAATAGTGCCGTCATTGTATGAAGGCGTATTGGGATAGGCAACTATGACTATGCCACTACCACCAATACCGCCAGCCGCACCTCCTCCGCCAGTATTAGACTGTCCGTTTAAATTACCAGCTCCTCCACCTCCTCCTTTTCCTTTGGCTCCAACATTAGCTGCGACACCACCGTTCCTATCTTGACCGACACCTGCGCCGCCACCAGCAAACCAATTCTCATAATTAGAATCGCCAAGATTCAATCCGCAACAAGCTGCTATGAGAAATTCACTTCCGCTTCCTCCGTTTCCGCCATAGCCCGCTGTAGTAGATAAATTTCTTGATCCTGTTCCGCCAATACCACCAGCCCCACCACCGCCTGCACCTTGATCGTAATTACTAGGAAGAGTATTTCCACCACTATTGCCCTGACAAGCAATACCAGGTCCACCTAGGCCCCTAACGTCGTGATTAGCCCCTCCGCCTCCAGAACCGCCATAACCACCATTTGGAACACCCGGATCACTACCTCCATAACCTCCTCCGTATGCAGTTAGAATCAGGCCTGGTCCAATAATACTAGAACTGCCACCAGAACTATTCAAAGAACCTCCTGATCCAACAGTAATGGTATAATTACCACCAGAAACGAATTGACTCTTCGTATATAGTACACCACCAGCCCCTCCGCCACCAGCACCTTTGGACCATGTTCCGCCACCGCCACCTCCACCAATAATCAGCAACTCAATATCTCCTCTTCCAGTCAAAGATAATGTATCGCTAGAATTAAAAATATGAAAAGTATAATCTCCGCAAGTACAAGATGTACCTCCACTTGCAGAAAATTTCTGGTAATGTGTCAAAAATATTTTTTTTGGTATAAATATCACGGCGTATACTCCTGTACAAGGTTTCCGTACCAATTTGTACCATCAGAATAAAAAGTAAGTATATCCATTCTAGAAGCAGTGGTTGTGATAGTTGGAGCAGAGCTGGATGGCCACTTAACACCAGTAAATGTTGCGGAGTATCCCCCGGTCCCTGTTTTAAGAAACATTGTGAAACTTCTACCAGCATCTGGAGTCGGCATTGTAAATATACAGTTATCTGTCAAGGTGTATGTTTGAAGAGTACTATTGGTAATAGATATAGTTTGAGATGTGCCAGTATTACCTTGATTAATATATGTTTCTTTATAGCCCTTGACTATCAGATCTGCATTGACTGTCAAATTACCCGTCATTGTATCGCCGGTTTTTTGCAGATTCGTGGATGCTATGGTTGATCCGTAGGCGATATATTCTACAATATCCCCACTAGCTGCTGGAGAGGTTAGGGTAAATGATGTATTGCTAGTTTCTTCAAAATCTTCGCCTTCTACAAGTTTAACGCCATTTAGGAATACCGCTAATCCACCACTAGGGTATATGTCGGTCGTATTGAATAATGATTGACTACTTGTGACCGAAAGAGTACCTAAAGAAGTAGTACTAGAACCTCCAGAACCTCCTGATACGCCGCTCCATACAACATTATAATTACCGTCATAAACCAAGCTGTCTCCTACATTGCCAACTCCTGTTGGGAAAGTATACTGATCGTTAAATGTAATAGCCCCAGTTAGTCTGTCTGTTTCTAAAATTGTTTTAGACACAGTACCAATAGTGGATCTAAACTCATAACCACTAAAATCGCTCTGAGTTCCTTTAAATACCAACTGTCCAGTACTTGTATTTCTTCCTATAAGAAAATGTTGGTCTGGCGCACCAGTAGTGTGAATACACAATCCTTGTTCGTTAGAATCTGCTACTGTTAATCTACAAATAGTGCCTGTGGTTCCTATGGCGAGTCCGGTAGGAGTATATACAAGATCATTTTGAGCATTAACTGTGGTTGAAGAGCCATCTGATATTAATAGTCTATAATTTCCGGGATTACCAATAGTGGCATATTCTGGGGCTGTTCTATGTCCTTCCCATTCTATAACATCACCAGCACCAGCAGATGCAGATAAAAGAAAAGATGTTCCATCAGTTGCTGTATAGTCATCTCCGTCTATAAGTTTAAGACCATTATAATAAACATCTAAACTACCAACAGTATATCCTCCATTAACAGTAAAACTCTGCTGAGAAGTAGTTAATACTTCATGATCACTAAATCCAGATAATATATCGCTAACACCACTCCACGCTACATTTCCATTGCCGTCTGTGGCTAATACTTGAGAATTAGTTCCATCTCCAGTTGGGAAAGTAAACTGATTATTAATATTAAACGAATCTACAGTTGCTCCGCCTTTGAGATTTAAAGAGTATCCTTGTGCTATATATGTGCCTGTTTGTCCAATAAAAATTTCTTTAGACCCATTGATACTCATTGCGGTAGAAGAAACACCTCCGCTACCTCTTACGTTAAAAAATATGCCGCCATCAGGATTATTTTGATTACCATCTGTTTTTTCAAAAACAAAACCGTCGTTGCTACTATTACCAAGACCCCAACAGTCACTATTTTGGTATGCGATAAATCCGTCATAAATAGTAGGACCAGATAATGGAATATCATAAGTTCTAAAAGCTATAGTAGGAGATATAATTCCAGATTGAATGTAGGCCGTACCGTCTGCTATATGTAATTTGTGGGATGGCAAAGCCGTCCCTATACCAACATTTCCGTTATCTACCGCCAACGCAGTATAACCATCTACAGTAAGCTGTTCAAAATGTCCACTGTTAGGAACATCATTGCTTCTACCCGGACCAAGCACAAGTATCCTGCCGTTAGTGCCAGTTTTTAAAACGCGCCCTATGTTCTGAACTAACTCGCTAACACCAGTTGGTCTTACATTGGTCAAGCCGCCCCCATTATCAACATAAACTGTATTTCCAACACTAAAGCCATTAGTAACACCGCTTGGGAGATTCTGTGCTAAACCGAAAACGTGAACGTGGCCTTCTGAGCCAGTTGTAAGCTCTGAAGCAAGCAGACCGATAGCGGGCATCTTTGTGGCGTTTGCACAATCCGCTGGGGCGACAAGGGGCTTGCCATTAGACGAATAATACCCAGCAACATAAACAGGAGTACCTTCAGCGATAGTACTTCCAGTATCGTTTCGACATTCTGTAATTACAACACCGTCTAGGTCTCCATAAAAATATTCGGCAGTAACGTTACCGTCTATCGTAATGTTACCAGTACCAACTATATCATAGTTGTTAAGATCTAAGTTTCCGTCTAGCTGACCAGATAAAGCTGCTGACACGCCACTCCAAGCTACTTGGTTTGATCCAGCGTAAACAAGACTGTCGCCCACACTTCCAGTGATGGTGGGAAATGTATACTGACCACTCACATTAATACTATCGGAGCTAAAAGATCCATTTACTTCTAACTTATAAGAAGGAGAAGCCGTCCCTATACCAACTCTATCTGTACTAGCGTCTGTAAATAACAAATTAGCGTCAGTATCTCCTGCTACTCTAAAATCACAATCATATCCTTGTGCATTAAATACAAAATTGCCACTATTATCTATTCTTAGTCTTTGCGCACCAAACCCATCGCCCTGTGTAAGATCAAAATAACCGCCTGATGGCATAAACATTCTTATTCCATCCCCAAACCAATTTTCGATACCAACATTAGGCGAGGAGCTATTAGCGGCTTCTAAATAAATTTTACCATTAATATAGCAATCACGATCAACACCCAAGCTTCCTCCTACATAAAGCTTTCTTGGTGATGTATAAGCATATCCTATAGCAACCCCTGATCCATAATCAAAGATAGTGCTATTACCTATACTGTTAGATGTTGTCCACTTAGTAACATAAGACCCAAAAGAACTAGTAGTACCAACACCAGTAGGCACAGGTATTCCACTTACTTCTAATGAAGTAGTAAAATTTCCAGTAGCAGCAGTTATACTATCAGTAGTTATGCTATTAGCAGTTATGCTGCCGGATGTGCTGATATCATTATTTCCGAAATTCGCTGACATAATTTACCTACTCAGTAATTGTGACTGTTCCATCTTCATTCATGGTTGCTCGACCAATTTGTGTCATCTTATCTGCTATGGCGCTCATATCATATTTATATATCAGTTCGCCAAGATCATAATGTAGTTGAAATATTTCAGCAGCATTTGTGCCAAGAGCGTCTGCTATTTCTTGAGGAGTAGCTCTAGGATTTCTCCAAAAAATATCTACTCCGTGCCTGTAAGACTTGACCATCCTATCAAAAGTCGAATTTGTTATTTCTATCAAATTATTCTTAGCTTCGTTGGCCCAATCAGGTTGTTGATTATTTGTATTTATAATTGGCATAATTTAAACCCCTAAAAACGTGAGACGACACCATCTAGCGAACACACCCACCTGATGGTTTTTCCCGATATTCCGTTGACTTTAATGTTCATGCGATCATAAGTGCCGTTTGGAACAACACTAACAGACGCTGAACTCATAGACGCATCTGCAAAATTTTCAGTAATTAAGGAACCAACAATTTGTGGAGTGCCTGTACTGTTTTTAATACACCCTCTGATTATCCAGCCAGCGGCTGTATCGTCTGTATCATTATTGGCTGCTATGTGTAATGTAAAAGTTAATACCGTACCCAAAGCAACATAAAACGCAGAACTATAGTTTGATCCAGATTTATCAGCAGTTAAATAATGGTCACTAGCATCAGTACTCTCATATTGTATTACATGAAAAACTCTTTGAGCGTCTCCTTTACTAGTGAAATAATTAGTAGCAAAAACCATACTGTTAGTCGCATAATTTTTTGCTCCTTCTCCAATAAGTAGTCCTGGTGAACCAGCTTGTTGATTAGTAACAGATGGGTCAAGTTGAACGCTAAGATCTTTTACCGATGAAAACCAGTATCCTCCAGTATCGGTCGCCCATCCACCATTTTCTTGAGCAACGATGGTCGGACAGGAAAATGTTCCATTAACGTCTAATGTATTTTCAGGAGCTAGCTCAGAATAAACACTACCATCATGCATATTGATACCAACTCTGTGGTTGGTAGAATCGGTAACAATATCGTATAATTTATATGAGCTAACATATGTAGGAGGAGCAGCCTGTTGAATTCTAACCTCTCCAACAGATAAATATCCGGGATTTTCTAGGTCAGAAGGTTGATAGCCGCCAATTTTTAATTCACCACTAGCTACAACATCGTTGTTGATATTTATTCCACCAATGCCAGTAACGCTATACGTATTAATATCTAGATTAGCACCTAACTGAGGACTAGTATCTTCTACAACATTTTCCAGTACTCCAGTTAAAGAAATATTAATATGAGTATCAGGAGTTTCTAGAATAGTAAAATTATCAGAAAAATCTAGTATTGCTATGTCGCTATCACCAACCTGGACTCCGGTATGATATATGCTTAATGTTGAGCTGCCGCCAGTAGCAGTATTATCTGTAGCCCAAGCAATATTGCCATTTCCATCAGTTTTTAATACTTGCCCCTGATTTCCATCTCCGGTAGGAAAAACAAAACCTCCATTACCAGCATTAACACTCAATGCTGTAAAATTACCACTATTAGCAGATAAATCCCCATCTATGTCTATATTACCAACACCAGTGATACTATAGGTATTAATATTCAGGTCGTGGTGTAATACTGATCCTACAGGAATTAAGCCAGACCAAGGTGTAGATCCATCTCCTATATTTAGAAGATTTTTGTCCAAATCAAATCCTGGTTCGCCACTAGCTAAAACTACACTAGAATTATCAGACCATTGAACAGAAGTTCCTTTGCGTAGTTGTATAATATTTTTGGCTGGCATTTATTTTTCCTGTTTGAATTTCGTCTTTTATGGCGTACCACCATCAACAACAGCATAATACATATAAACAGGGTTAGCTGCACTAACACCACTAATTCTGGTTAGACCATCTATAACAGAAGAATTCTGTCCCAGATTAATGGTAGTAGACAGAGTGCCTACCTGTCCTAATGTAATACCACTGCTAGCAAGTTTAGTAACAGCTATGTTCGCATTGTCTGCTATATGCCTATCAAAAATTTGAGCATCCTTAATCATACCGCTTTCAATAACATTATTATTAATAATAGTATTATCAAAAACCACACTCCAGTAGTCTCCTTCTCTACCTAGATTATCCAAAGTATCTAATGTCATGGTACCGCTAATATGACCAGAAAGACTACCACTACCAGTAGGAGAAGGTAAATTAGTAGCATTGCCAAAATTTAAATAATATGAACCATGCTGATCGTCTAACAAATCAACATTAAGATTACTGACCAAACCTGTTGAAGCAACAACTAATGGAGCACTAGGTCCAGAAACAGTTGAAGTTAATGTATTACCACTAATATCTCCACTAGTATAAACATTTTCTCCTCCAGTAAATTCCCATCTGTCATTAATAGTATTCCAAACAAATTCTTTATAATCGCTAGTTCCACTAACCAGAACCTCAAAACCGCCAGTACCAAGACCACTAGCATTAACTCTGATAACATTATCTCCAATATCAACAGTAGTACTATTAACTGTAGTTGTGGTACCTTTGACCAAAAGATCTCCCCCAACAGTAACATTACCAGTAGTAGCAATATTACCACCAACATCAAGATGTCCTCCAACATTCACATTAGACAAAGTCTCTATAGTATTGGCACTAATTCCGCTAACAGTAATAAGATTAGTATCAGGATTATATTTAATAGCAGAATCAGTATACAAATTATTGGTATTAGACGATCCGCTGTCGTTATCATCAACAAAAGTTATAAAATGATCGCTAGCACTATTACCAGCATCATTTGTAATAATACCACTAGAACTTAAACCAGTTCCTTGTAAATTACCTATAAACAGTGGCGCAGTAACGTTTCCTGAGGAGACTATTGTTCCTCCGACAGTAAGATCTGATTCTACGATAGCACTATTGTCTACATACAGATAACCAAAAGTTCCACTATTACTAGCAGATAAATTAACAGCACTAATATCTCCAGTAGAACTAATATCATGAAGATTGGATATACTATTGCCTGAAGCTGTTACGGGATCGTTTATGCCGTCTATATCCGTAATATTATGAACATGGTAGCCCACATTGATTTCTTTTGACCCACCAACATCATTAATAACAATACCAGTGCCTTCTGATAGATTTGCAGATATTTCCCAGCGGTTATTGCTAGTACTATAATCAGCAATTGCTCCACTAACCCCGACTAGTCCTGTTAAGCCAAAAGTTAGTGTGCCAGATCCACCCTCTCCATTATCGTCATATACAACACTAATTCCAGAAGCTTGTCTTACAAAACCAGTAGTGACATGATCTCCACTACCAATAATATCTTGAATTATTTCTACTTGATCAGGATTATCTGGGTTTAAGCTAGCATCCCCCGTATAGGCAATCTGAATAGCTCCATTAACAACAGAAAGACCTATGTCTGTACCAGCCACAAGATTAGCATCTATTTGCACTCCTGTAATATGGCCGTTCACTCCTGTTAGTCCAATTAAAGAAATCCCACTTTGTGTAGTTAATCCGTTTAAAGAACCAGGATTGCTAGGATCTTCCATAGTAATAAACGAATAAGGAATACTATTCCATTGGGTAGTACTACCACTAGGGCCAATTTTTACTCTACCAGTATCTTGCTCCCACCCCATTTCTCCGTAATAAAGTACGGGATCTACGCCGCTCCACTGAGCTGCTGTTCCTTTTCTTACTTGTAATCTTGTATTAACTGGCATGATATAATTCTCCGTGATATATTATTTGTGACTTTATGGTGTTCCGCAATCTATCTCAAAAGTATCCATGAAATTAGTTAAAAATTCTGTTAATCCAATTACATCGCTTGCGTATACTAGAGATGTTGTTATAGCAGCACTAAATCCTGTGCTAATCTCAATAGAAGATGCTGTGCTTGTTTCTATATCCACAACTCCAATACCCTCTCCATGAGTTACCGCAGTGCTAGTCTCGATTTCAATAATATGATTAGTGTCAAAAACTTCTACAGTAAAATCGCTCATGGTTGACACTCCAACGCATCTGAAGATTTACTGTTTCTTTTCAATATGGTGACTGTTCCATATATAATTCTAACAGTATATTTGCCACCCTGATTATAATGATCATAATTAGCCTGCAATTCAAGATCATATTTAGCGGTATTGAAAGATAAAGCATTTGTTGTGGATGCAGGGAGCAAGAAATTTATTCTTCCTTCAGATCCAACAATCTCAAATTTATATGCTGTAAGATCAGTATTTTCTGTTGTGAAAGTTTGAGTAACATTAGAGCTAGTTCTCCAAGTTAATCTAGCACACCAATCTGTAATATCAATAGGGTCGCCATTAGCGTCTTTATAGACCAAAGACATTCTAAATGAGGTTCCTTGTTCTATATTAAAATCATAATTACCAGCACTCATATGGCGTATCTCTCATCAAAGGTACTCAAGTCATGATAAAATAGTATACACCTTAACACAGATATATACTAACGATTAAGAAAAAAGCCGCCCTGGGAAGAGCGGCTTTCTCTTAGTGATAAAGATATCGCCAGAAATCAGACAGCACCAAGAAGTACTCTTCTGTTATCTAGAACAGCAAAGCCAAGTTCAGCCCAGCCATAGAAACCAGCTCTCTTCTGACGATGTAAACTATCGTCTTCAAAGATCTGAACTTCTTGTCTGACTGGCATGATAAAGCTATCTCTCTTGCGTAGGTCCAGACCCACAACAACTTCGTCTTTACCAGTAGGTGGAGTTTGGCCCAAGGTGTTGGCATAGAAGTTTTGGTATTCTTGGCCAATACCAAGCTCATCTCTGTCATGGAGATTAACACCAAAGATTCTATTAATAGCACCATCGGCTGCGGTATAAATTTCACGTCTGGTAACTTCATCAACAATATCAACGCCCCAATTTCTAATGTCTTCCATAGCTTCTGGAGAAACATAAAGATCAGTAAGAGCACCTCTATTTGCTGAAGAACTATTACCACCACCATTGCGGCGCATAACAGTTTTCATAAGGCTAACAAGTCTCTTGGTAAACTGATTTGAGGCAGCATCGCTATCAAAGACAACAATATTTCTGTCTACAGCAGCAGCAAGAAGAGTGTGCCAACCATCATCATTCATCTTCTTAACAAAGGAAGCTTCAAGGACTTCCATAGCACGACCAACAACATCCCATCTAGCATCACGAGCATATTTTAGGAGATAGTCGATTGAGGCGCCAATGTCATAGGTTGGAACCATGACATAATCACTCTCAACGTGACGCTCTGGAATATATCCATGATTAGGAATGGTGTAAGCAACGAAATCTCTTTCGGTGCCAGGAGCAAGAAAATCGAGAGGAAATTCTGGAGTAGCACCAGGAGCAAGTTGAACTGACTCGAAGATGTTATCAAGAATATTACCGCTCATAAGACCTTGTCTGAGAGGAAGCTCAAGAGCTTTGGCAAACTCCTTGTTTGCTGCTAGAGCAACTTCTCTATCTGGTGAACCAGACTTGACCAAAAGATCGGTGATCTCTGGTGTTGGTTTAAACTGTTGAGTATTAGCTGACATTATTTATTCTCCCTTTGTTCTAGTTTCAAGAAATGTTGATGTCTACTTTGGCGAAATCGTCTGCATCTTTACGACTTAAAAAAGTACCAACCTTAGCGTTGGCATTATTTGTGGTCAAGAACCCATTAGCACCCAGATATGCGGCATCACCGGCCTCTGGTGAGTCAGTGCTAACAATAGCATCTGTAGTAACTTGACCTTGGCGAAGTAGTGTTACTTTGCCACCAACTTGTACTTCATCTTTATACCAATTGACGTGCTGTTTAGTAAGATCGTAGTCAACAACATCGTTTAACAAAACACCCATAGGTGTTCTACCAGTAGCACTAGTAGCATACTCAACAAGTGCGCCAGCATCATCCATAGATGCTCCGACATTAGTATTACCTGTGGCGGCCACAACAACACCGCCTCTTTCAGCAATTGCGCTCATGAAGAAAGAGATATCGGTGTGTGATTCAATTCTATCTGGTTTAAGAGCCATGTTATTTTCTCCCTTTATAAAGAATTATTTTTTGGTATTGAGTCTGGAACTAACAAAATCAACAAGAGCAGCGCGAGTGCTTTCTGCTGAATCTTCAGCTTCTTCACCAACACTAAGATTTACTTCGTCTTCTACTTCGACACTATCAAGAATTTCAGCAGATGTGTCTTCCGACTCGTCTGACTCTTCTGATACTTCTTCTGAAGCTTCTTCTGATTCTTCAGCCATAGACATCTTTGGTTTCTTAGCCTCTGATTCGTCTTCTTTCTCTTTCTTGGCCATTTCTTCCTTTTTAGGTTTCATGGCTGCTAAAACATCAGTCATAGCATCAAAAGTTTCGTCGTCTAAGGATTCGAATTTTTCAATAGTAGCATCGGCTGAATCATTGTCTACTCCAGATTCGATAAGCTTGGCTTTTCTTTGCATCATCTTTTCTTTTTTCTTCATCTCTTCCTCTTTCATCTTGTATTCAGCAACAAGAGTTTCTGCATTAGAAAGAGATTCTGTTAAGGATGCAATCTTTTCTTCTTGTGCCTTGATGGTTTCTTCGTGCGAAGCAACTGTTTCAAGAATAGAAGTAAGTTCTGAGCCTTTGTTTTCAATTTCTTCTGATTTAACTTTTAGCTCTTCGTCAAGCTTAGAGATCTGATCAGCCTTGGCATCAGAATCGGCTTTGCTTGCGGTAAGAGCTTCGGATAATTCAGAATACTGTTTTTCTAGATCTGAAGCTGTCTTCACAAAGCTATCTTTAATAGCTTCAGAAGATTTAGCAATGCTTTCAATCTGATCTTTAATTTCTGATACGTCTTTATCTAAGTTCATTGGTTCAACCTCCGAGTTAAAGCTTGACTTAAGTGTTGATACACCTAATTCTGTAAAATTATTAATATTTTGATCATCTTTTTTTTCTGGCGTCTGATTTATTTTCAAAATGATACTTTCAGGGTTAGCTGGCTTAGCAACAAAACCCTTTCCGCTGAATACAATATTTCTTAAAACTCTGCCAATTTTGTAATTTTCATGCTCTCCAGTACCGCCGTATGCTCTTAAGTGTTTAGTAAGGTGTGCTGTGGATTCACTCCTGGGAAGCACCTCGTATTTATTGGTATTCTTTTCTATAAGACCATAATCAAAGCCACTAAACATACATTCCATACTGACATATTTTTGGCCGTTTTCTATTTCCTGTATAAGATTTTCTGCTCTCGACCTTAGTTCTGGATCAGAAAACGCTCGGTATATTACGGATCCTGTTAATATGTGGTATTTATTTGGAAGATTATCTTCTGGAGTATCTTTATCTATAAGTAATCCGTCTTCAGTAATTGGCCAATTAGAAATAATATGACCTATAATTGTTTTTTCATCATGCTCTAAATTTGTTGGCTTATCTTCTGGGGTGCTTTTAGCTCTCCAAACTTCTAAGCTATCGAAAATATCATCATTTCTATTCCAGTTAGATGTTACTAAGATAGACTGAACATAATATAAGTCTTCGTCGCTATATGAAGCTAGACTTTTATATTCATTTTTATTTTTGTTATGCAGTATATTGTCTTTTGAAGATGGTACGGCTTGACTAGCATAACTAATAGAAGCAGTAGACTTAATCATTTCAGACAAGCCATCCGCTACTTCTACATCATAAACTTTGATATTATTCATATTTTAGGCCTTTTTGAGTACAAGTGTTCATACACCAAAGAATAAAAAGAAGACTTTATATGTTTGTTTGACTCTGAGTTTAATTCATAATTGGTCTGATGTTTAATGTCTTTGACCCAATCATTGAATTTATTATATATGGAAATGTTTTGTGGGGAATTTATTTTTGCAAGAGTATTTTGAATAGAATCCTCTGCTATTACTATATCGGGATGGCTAGCAAATAAGACTTGTGTTTTTAGTCTATCTAACTCCTGGTGTTCGGCTTTTGATAAACTCCTTAAATTTTTCTTGTTGTAAAAGGTCAACATGATGGGGTTTATTATGTCTGATATTTTATCTTGAGCTTGCGCTGCCCAAAGTGCTATTTTTGCCCCGGTTTGTGGTTTGAAGGTTTTTTCTTTTCGCTGCTCTTTGTCTTTTGATAATCTGGGTCTTCCTTCTCCAGGTACTCCACGCAACGATTCCGGGGAATCGTTAGCCAACTTCGTTGATGACATTTCCTGTTTAAGTTGTATTGCTGTTTTTTCTGATGGTTTTTTCTTTGGTAAGCTGAGACCAACTTGGGAAGGCGTTACTATGCCTAATTGTAAGGATAGTTTCTTTAATGCATTATCGAATTGTGGATCATGCCAAGGCCCAGCCTTTTTAATCATTCTGTCTGACTTCCTATCTCTGTTTTCTCTATTTAGTCTTGTTTTTTCCATATCAGGATCAAAACCAAACTTGGTTTGTAGTAGCTCGTCACTAATTAGATTTCTATCAGCTAATTGTATAAGTAGTGCTTTTTCAGCATCCTCATTACTTAGATCCATTCTGTCAAATTCTATACTAGCCGGAAATCTAAAACCCATTGCTTTTTGTACCAATACAATTTCTTTTTCCCAAAAATCCATCAATAAATCTCTACCGTACTGTAGTCTTTGGGTTAGTGTTTTTAGTGATATGAAATTATTTGTAGTGCCAGCAGCACCGTATGTTCCAGTAAGAGTTGGAGGGATTCCAAGTCCAGCATATATACTATTTAAGTGAGGTGTATATTTACCTTCTCCTAGAAATTGATGTACGTTTGTTTTGCTTTCTAGTAATTCTATATCTGGCCCCCACACCAAATCCATTGTTCCTCCGCCAACATTATTTCCTAAAATCTGAGCGAGTTTAGCTGTAGCCGCTTTTGTCGGAGCTATCTTGTGTTCAAGACTACCTAGCTTAAAAATCCTAATATTGGAAATGGCCCCATCTAATGCTGCGATATCTGCGAGTTTTAATTTTTCGATGACTGTAATATCATCCATGATTGCATAAATCATAGGATAAGCCCATGTTTGCCAATCATCTTTCTTATAATGATATACTACGACTTTGTTGGGGTCTAGAGGATAGGGCTTTCTTGTCTTAGCGGCATCTACGATAGAAGGAGGAAGATTGTTAATAATATTTTTTTCATTATCGTTTCTTGGAGAATTTACAATTTTTCTTATTCTGGCTGGTAAAACCAACTCATAAAGTTTATCGTGTACAAATGAAGATAAAGCACCAGCAGAAACTTCTACACATACAGGATCTATGAAAGTATATCTCCAAGGGATTTCTTTCTTTTCTATTTTGTATTCTGGTAAAGTATCTATCTTTAGGTCGGCAACACCTATGGCTTTATAAAGATCTTTTGCTACTTTGGTTCCAATTTTACCAGTTTGTTTATTTATAACAACATTGCCCGTCTTGTATAGGTTATTTAAAAATCTTTCGCTTCTATCTTTGCCGTTGATTTTCTTAAACCACTGCCTATAAAATCTCTCAATCCTTTTATTCTTATGAACAATTTTTATTCCTTGTACGGCAAAATCGCCCATAAGATCAATCACATTTTTGACTAAACCAACTCTTTGATATATGTCTTCCGCTTTTTTAATTACCGCCTTAACATGTTTTGGTACGGCTTCATCTGGACGAAAATAGTCATAATCTTGTCTTGTTAATCCTGGTCGGCCTCCAGTATTACCATCCAAATTAGAGAAATCGTTGTAATATCTACGACCGGCTACGGCTTTGTTTATTCCAGTATATTCTTCTAGGGCTCCAGCAGAAGCTTTGAGCGCCTCCCCTTGAGTATTAGGGTCATTAGTCCAAAAAACATATGCTTCATTAGGGGAAATAGAGGCATTTTTAATAGGCGATTGTTTATCTGACATATCATTCGTTTTGTAATGGTATTGTAATTGTATTGATAATTATATACACTAATTATCTGTAAATTCCAGTATAAATATCTGCATTAGCTCCTTGGGTGAACCAATCTGGACCTTTATACATCTCTCCGTCCTGTTTTGCGCTGCTGCTACGCAGGTTGTCTCCAATAATATCATAAGATATTGGAGCTGATTGTCTATGCATTTGTCTAGCTAACATATTAGCTATTACTAATGAGCTATATCTATCTTTGCGTAATCGACCCTTTTTTCCTCCGTGCATTTTAACTTCTGGAGTATCCCATCTATCTCTAGCGTTGGGACCATTGCTGGTTTGAGTCATAACAATAGTAGTTAATTCGTTTTTAAGCTCTTCTATTTCCATAATACAATCTTGTGCGCTGTCATATAGATTTGTGCTATCTGTATCTATGATGTCCTTGCCTTCTTGCAACATAGATAGTCCTAAACTTAGATTATCAAATCTTGGAAATAACAAAAGTTTGTCTTCTAGGTCTTTTCGTAAACCATGGTTAGCCTGTGAGGTCCATTCTGATTTAGCGAATTGTATTAGCTCTAATATGTGTAATCCAGATTTATCGTCAGTTTCTTTCGCTTTGTTTGGATCAATAGCTGGCCATATAGGCACTTCTCCCTCTTGGAGTTTAGAAGGATCATGAAGAGCTTCTTCGATAGCAACGCCACCGCCTTGAGCATCTAGTCCAATTCGTGCGCAAGGAAATATTTTCATAAGATCTCTTATTTTTCTAGCACAAAAACCATAAAAATCGTGTTCATTGACTAGTCCTGTTTTTTGTCTGTCCTGAAAATTTGATCGATTAGTAGTCCATACATGAACAACCCTAGAATGATCAGGATGTAATTCTATAATTACAATGCAAAAATTGTCTTTTTCGCTAGCGGGATCAATACCATATATGTATTCTAAATTAGGATCACCCTTGGTCTTTGCTTCAAAAATAATTTCTTTTTCGCCTATCTTGATAGGATTGGGATTTCCGGTAACACAACTTTCTATCAAACTTCTTCTAAAAAATCCTTCACTATCATTGACAAAACAGGCAGCATATTCCATGTTATATATACCAGTATGAATAGTAGCTTTGGCTCTTGATACTTGCTTATCATCCATGAAGCCCTTAGGTATTAATTCATAAGGTATTCTAATTACGCTATAATCTTTCCAATTAAAATTTTCTGGAACTTCCCCAGTAAATATTTCTTGTAATTTATTAATATCTCCTTTGCTTTCTACAATAGCCTTATATCTTTTCCAGTACTGGGCAAAGTGTTTAAAGCCGTAGTCTGCTGTTCCCGATATGATAGCTTGATTACTCTTTCTGACTATTAAGCTTTCTAATTCTGGTGTCCATAAACCAGCATCTTGCATAGCCTTTTTTCTTGCTTCCTCTTTTACATTTTCAATAGGGCTGGCACTAACAGCAGCGAAACCAGCAACGACTGTTTCGTAAATATCGGGAGATATAGATGCGAATTCATCAGCAACAATAATATGCGCTCTTAAACCTCTGATTTTGCTACCGTCGCCCATAGGAATAGCAATAGTCCAACTATCTCCTAGTCTTAATGTGCATCTATCTACATCTCTTCTAGGCCCGTCATCGTTGCCGCTAAAAATACTTCTCAGTACAGGGCTATTCTTCCAGATATTTTCCATATACTCAAATAAAATCTTACTCTGTCTAAATGCGGCCCCAACAACAACTATTTTGGTTCCTGGAACAAACGTGCATTTTAATATACAGTATAGACTCATCAAAAAAGATTTACCAAATCCACGGCTAGCAATAAACATGGGAAATGGTCTATGCCAAAATTCTTGTAGAATAACCATTTGAATAGGGTGTAGCTCTATATCAAACAGCATTTTAACTGTAGACCCAATATAGCTTGTGTCTCTCATTAGTTTCATTAAATGAGTGTCTGGATGCTCAATGTCGTATTTCGATCTGTGTATCATTGGATTTTTAATATCCAACGAACTTAAATCACCAAGACCTAACCACGCATTGTCATAATTAGCCATCTGTTAATTCCTTAGATATATGGTAATACATTCTTTTGAATATCATACCAGCAAGCTTGCTTGCGCTCATAGGATCTCCGCAAAATATTACTTTGATATTATGTTTTAATTCTAAATCCAGAATATTTTTCATGATAAACGCTGGAGAAATTCTGATTTTACTCCACATCCTTTTAGGAACATTAGAGCCTACGGGATATTTTAGTATGTCTTCAACACTAAACTCTAACAGAAAGAATGGGTATTTGATATCTTTTAGTCTCGCAATAACATCCTTAAAACGAGATTCTGTAATATTATTTGCAAATTCACTAACAGACTTTTTGCGTTCTATACAAATTAAATTTTCGAAACCTTCAATAGAATAGTCGCCAGTATCTAATTTAGCTACTGTGCTCATATAGTCCTGGAATGCCCAGGGTTGTTGTTCTCTGGTATCTACGACTATTCTGAAGTCTTCGTTTTTCATGTTGAGATTGCTAGCCAGAAACAGATTCTGCTTCTTTAGAATCTTCTTGATTCTTTGCTATAAGCTTTCTTGATTTGTATATGGCCCTCTGAACCATAGACTTTGCAACAAATTCTACGTAAGGCAATTTTCTTTTCTGGCTTTCTTCTTTTAGCCAAGAAAGAATAGTGTCAATATTCTGCTCACACCAATCTGGGCCTTTTTCGTTCATTTCTAAGGCGTGACGGCGACAACTACAATTAGATGAAGACTTAATACCAATAGTCTTTATCATGCTCGTTAGAATGCTTCCTGGTCCATCTGGGTCTTGTTCTAAGGTTTTTGGAAATTGATTATTAATGGTTGTTTCAATATCGTCGCCCAATACCATCAAGAGCTTGTATGTTAAAGATGTAATATTGATATCGTCTTGATTATTTTCATAGTCTTCACCCTGATATAACATGAATCTACCAGGAACATTGCTAAACGTAGCAAATGCCATTTTTTGCTCTGGGTGAATATGATATAAAACATCAAGCTTGTCTACAACTTGAGGTTCTGGGGTAATAACTTTATCATTCTGGTCCGTATATGGAGGAGCTTGAATAGTTATAGTTTTTTCTAATTCAATCATTGCTGTTCCTTTTCTTGTTTTTGTTAAAGTCTGATAGTAAAATTTTTAAAAAAGCTGTACTATATTGATCTTCCATTCCTCTTATCATGTCGTGGTGTTGTTTGCAAAGAGTGATACCATTATTAATCTCGTATCTCAAATGCGGAAAATCCGACCAAGTTTTAATATGGTGAGCGTTTATCTTGTGACGAGAACCACAATTAGGCCACCTACAACGAAACTTATCTCTTGAATAAACTTCTTTTCTCCATTTTTTATAAACTGGATCATTAAAGTTTCTTCTCATCTAAATAGTTCCAAATCACTATACACCATATTGGCCACTAACTGCTGAAAGTTGTATTCTGGCTTCCAATCAAGAGTTTGTCTAGCTTTAGTAGCATCACCCTTAAGAAATTCTACTTCGCAAGGTCTATAAAATTCAGGATCAATTTGTATATAATTATTATAATCTAAATCCCAAAGCTGGAAAGCTTCTTGTAGGAAATCTTTTACACTATGGGTTTTCCCTGTTGCTATTACATAATCGTCTGGAATATCGTGGTTTAGCATCATGTGCATAGATTTTACATAGTCCTGAGCATGGCCCCAGTCTCTATATGCTTCGATATTGCCTAGTCTTAATTTTTCATCATCTTTAATCAGACCATTAATCAATTTGGCTAAATATATAGTAATTTTTCTGGTGACAAAATTAGCTCCTCTGCGAGGGCTTTCATGATTAAATAATATACCGCTACAACCAAACAAGTTATAAGAGTGTCTATAAATATGCACCATATGATGAGAACATAGTTTAGAACATGCATACGGACTCTGGGGAAGCATTGGTGTTTGCTCGTTTTGATATTTTTCGCCTTGTGAATCAACCAAATAATTTCGCCCAAACATTTCGCTTGTGCTAGCTTGGTAGAATTTAGTGTCTGGAGAGTGTAATCTAATTGATTCTAAGAGATTGGTGACACCAACGGTATTTATTTCAAATGTAGTAGTAGGCTGCTTGAAGCTAGTAGCAACATGGCTCTGAGCAGCTAAATTATAAAATTCGTCTGGAGCATACTCTTTTATAGTAGAGCTACAATCTGAAGGATCTGTAAGATCAAATTCCTGTAGTATAAAATTTTTATGCTTGATCAAGGATTCTATTCTGGATATATTATGATTACTAGATCTTCTATGTAGACCTACTACTTTATATCCTAGATCTAACAGATACTCGCCCAGATAAGATCCGTCTTGTCCTGTAATTCCACTAATTAAAGCTGTTTTCATTTTAGTCCTGATTTTCTGGTAATAGTAAAGGTTGATCTATTCCATTGTCCTCGTATGTATGTAACTCTGACAGGTTCTCCCTGAACTTTTTAGAGGCCATATTTAAAATTTCCATCTCTCTGCCCTGCTTTTCTCTAAGCTCCTCGTCTTCTAGCATTCTTATAAGTCCTACCCAGCTACTTTTTCCATCCTCGATCCTTTTGATTCTTTGCTCTCTAGTAGCCTTTAGGTCTTTGCTAATTTTTTGTTGTTCGCTTAATAATTTAGTATATTCATTAGTATAGTTGGCAATGCTATTTCTTGCAAAACTTAACTGGGTTTCTAAATTGGCCAACCTGTTTAGATCTCGCTCACTCTCTTTCTTTTCGTATTCAGCATCTACTTGCTTTTGTAGTTTTTCAGTTTCGCTAATATGGCGTTTGCGTTCTTTCATACTCCTATTAATAAGGATGTCTATGGTGATAAATTGTTTTATTTGTAATTCTTCTGCAGGTAGTACGTCCTCCCTGAACTGTTTGATTAACCCAATCCAGGTATTCTCAAAATATTCAAGCTCTCCTGTTGTTTGGTCAAATTGTCTTTCTATTTCTTGCCAAAAGGTTTTACTATGTAGTTTTGCTCTTAGGAATTCTATTTGTTGGTCATCTTCTCCTGAAAGTAGGCGATTTTGTTCAATAAATTTTTTAACGGGGTTTACTGTGCGATTAAGGTGATCTGCTATATCTTCTATAGATAATTTATTAACATTATCTTTTATGTATTGTTCTTCGTCAAGGCCTAATTGACCTCTTTTTTTCCTGATCACAGCTTTTTTTGGCATTGGAATCGCTCTATAAGTTCTTGTATATATTTTTGTAATTTGACTACTTCTGCCTTGGGTACTTTAGATCCATGTTTCAATTTGAGATAAGGTTCTCTATATTGGGCTTCTATGTTGTCGTCTAGAAAAGTGATAATTTCTTGGTTTTCTATGTTTTGCAGAAAAGAGTCTTTGCTAAGGCTGGACGAAATATTTTGGTTTTCAGATATATATTGGGGCTGCATTATGTTTTTCTTGGCGTCATTACGATTAAACCAGGCAGCATACATTTCACAATTGAGTTTGTCTTTGTGTTCCTCGCATTGATTGTCTGATTTTTTATAGTCCTTGTCGAAAAAAGGGCAACCTTGACAGGGTTTATCTGGTCGCTGATAATTATTCCTTTTGTAGTTAAATAGGCGATTTCTTACATGGGTCCAAAGAAAGTTTTCTAGTGGTCTGCTTTTGTCATAATTTTGCAGACCTTCTATGGCGAATATGGCTGCCTGCTGTTTCATGTCATCAACTTCATGATAGCCAAATTTAAATTTAGTGGCTAATCTTCTAGTTATGTTTTCGAGGGCTTCCAGAAACTCTTTCTCGCAGACACCATTTAAGTAAGAATCTTTATTGGTTGTTTCACCCTTAGTTTGTTGGGTGCGATTCTTGTTCGGATTCTTCTGTGTCTTCTTGGGAGTTTTCTGTAATTTCCTCGTTGTGTTTTTCGTCTTGGTTGTCTTTTTCGCCATTTAATAAATCGTTGATGGATGCGGTTGATTTTGAAGCAAGATCTTTGCTTACATCTAGGTCTGATTTGGCTCTAGTTTCTAGTATGCTGTCTACTGGATGGCCTTCAAAAGGTTGCATTTTTTCTCCTTGCTCAAAGTGATCAATTATTTATTATAGTAACATAGAACTTAAAGTCGTCAATATACTTTACACGAAAAAGGAAAAATTATGGCCAGTTATAAAAGATGGCAGGACTCTGAGTTAGAATTTATTAAGCAGAATAAAGACGTAATGAGCGATTTAGAGCTGGCTGCTAAGCTTAGTCAGATGTCCAGCACTAATGTAACTACTAGTATGATTAGGCGACAAAGACGTAAATTAGGCATAGTAAAGCCTAAAGGAAGAAGAAAAAAGATTTACCAGAGTGCTGATCAGGGATAAAGAGCTTTTTGTCCGGGTTTATAGTTTATATTGTTTTCTGTGACTAAGATTCCTTGTCTATCAGATTTTGTTGTATTAGAAGGAGTCTGGAAGAAATCTACAAAATTAAGGTATTGCTGGTCTGGCTTATAGAATTTTTGATATAATTCCGAGATTGATAGAGGGAAATCTCTTTTTTCTTTTATCGGAATTTTTTGTTGTGTTGGTGCCCAAGTAATAAGAAAAAGATTTTCTGGAGTTAGATCATCGAATCTATTAGTTAGTTTTAGGTTGTCTCTATTATCGGTTGAGTATAAAGTATTATTTGCTGTATAAATTAATATTTGTCCAGTATTAATGTAATATGAATTATTCATAAGTTTTTGGGCACCCTGAAAGTAACACGACCTCGTTTGATTGGGAATCCATTATTGATGTGCAGTAGCATATTGTTCTGACCAATAGAAGACATAGAATTAGTTATAGTAGGCAAAGCGGACACACTAGCAATGCTCGTGGAAATAGAAGGAGCCCCAGGTCCGACGGGGGTTCCTACTGTAGGACCTCCTCCTCCTGGTGTGGTGTTCATTGCGCATTTTACATTCCTAAATAATGGATTTTGTTGAAATTGATTGATTTTTTCTTGTAGCATTTCTTGTAGCATCTCCATTGTTGGCATCATAATCATAGTGGGTGCACCAACTCCGATGCCTCCGCCACCGCCTCCTGTTGGGGGTTTGCCGGCATCTCCTAGTACTTTTTTAATAATATCCACTAGAGTTTTGTTATAAGCAGTATTACCACCAGCGCCACCTCTAGGAAAATTAAAGCCACACTGGCCTGTGGCTTTGTCAGCAAGAATAGAAACTTTTTTAAACCATGCTGCAGCAATTTGTGATGGTGGTGCGTTAATACTCATTCCAACATCTCTAGCCATTTGGGCGGTTATTACTCTTATCGATGTGCTATTAAATGTTCTAAGAAACTCAGAGGCCATACGTGCGGCAGGTATGTCTGGATTGAGATTAAATGCTCTAATCGCACTAAGAGGAATTGCGCACTGTAGTGTTAGTTGTATTTCTTCTGCCCATGATCCTGGCACTTCTGTTTTAACACATTTTTCCTCAGGAGCAGGACAGCAAACACCCACAAAACTTCTAGAATAATCACTAGCAGTACAATTACCTTCATCATCAGTGCCACTAGATACAAAACTATCTAGAATCACTGTACTTCCATCGCTACAGGTTGCACTTACTACCATGAAAGCAGGATATCCGGCGCAATAAGCGGTGCTATCAACTGTGAAATTGCCGTCGTCGGGTATGGTCCCTCCTCCGTAGTTTAATCCGTTTGTGCCTCCGCCGGTACCAACTTCATTAATAGACCATGTTCCACCACATGGTGGTGATGTTTCAGAACATACCGTAGTTTCGGTCGTGTAAGAACAAGATATATTAGCTGTGCCCGCTGGGCTTCCTCCTGGATTTGAAGGCGGACTATTTGGAAGCGGAAATTTAGGACCGAAAAACGGAGGAAGAGGCGAAGAAATTGGCATTTTATACCTTCCAAATTAAGGAGTATACGTTAAGGACAAGGCCGAGGAGGCAGAAGTAGTGTCAGAATCCGGAGAACCTAAAGAGAAACTAGTTATTACAGTATAATTAACATCTGGATCTCTGGATGGATTGCTGTTCTTGATATGAGAATCCCTTATTGTTTCTTTGCGAGGCGTGTAGACTATATAAGGGTCTTTACTAGATCTAGCCACTAAACCAATTGGAGGGTCTGAGGAATAATCAGAGGACAATGTCTGGTCGTCAAATTCTGTGGTAGCAAAAGGATAGGCTCTGGGGTCATGATTAATTTCTGTAAGGTTGGGCGCAAAGGTTTGGTATCCAATACCCTGGAAAGTTATGGTGATGCCAACAATAGCAAAATTATTATTAATAGAAAATTGAGCAGAAGCGTTGTCGGAGTTACTGAAGTAGTATAGTCCTTCAAGATCTGATGCCCACTTTAAGCCTCCGAAAACATCAAAAGACCCGATACTGCCGTTAGAACCAGTTGTAATCACGCTTATACTGCCGACAGGATTATTACTACTGTTATAAATCTCAAAAGAATCATATATATCATATCCAGATCCGCTATTGGTCATTGTAACAGAATCTTCATAAAGCTGAAATATTGGTATGCCTGATGCTCTCAATCCTTCTGGATGTTCAGGTACAGGAAAAACTATAGAACTTTCTTTTGGATAGTTAAACCCTACGTGTTCTACTGTTGCAGACAGTATGCTGACGTATTGGGGGTTTACGTAAATCTCATTATAATCATAGTATTTCCCTATATTTTCTGGTTGCCTAGCATGCAATCCAGAGAATTGTTTTTGTCTATTAAATCCCTCAAGAGAAAATCTATTGCTAGTATCACTCATAATTAAACTCTTCAAAATGTAAAGTTCTGGTTTCTATTTTTTCTGCTTCGTCTTTTGAGGTATAAACCAACTGATCTTCTAATATGGAGCACTTATATACATCTTGATCTAAACTGTTTTTTATTGTTTTATGCAGGGAAAAGTCTTCGTTCAGTAGAACACTAAATGCATTCTTGTTTGAGTCTTCTCCTGTAAGAATATATTTATTTTGATTGTATAGTTTGTTGATTTTTAGTATGTGTTTAAAACCCAGGTCGGCAAAATCTATCAATGAATCATTAGATATTTGTAGTTTAGCGTTTTTGAAACCTGTTTGTCTTATCAGCAGCTGATTATTTATTAATGTTCCGGTGAAACATTTTTGTATAACTTTAAATGTTTGTGGGTCAAACTCTGAAAAAGTAGGATCACTAGCTTCCATACTGACTAAATAATAAACTATTGGATGGTTTCCTCCCAAAGAAAATCCGGCATTCCAGTATAGCGTATTGGGATTTTCTGGGTATGTATGAGGATTACACTCTATCAATGAAGAACCATATTTTGGATGATATCTAAGAGTTTTGACGATTCTAGATTCTTCTGAATTTAAGTTTTTATAATGAATTTTCCAGGGTCTAGCGGCATAGTAACCATGATAATAAAAATTACTAACTTTGTCGCTATAGCAATATAGCATCAAAGTGTCATTTTGGTAACTATACAAAAATGGCTGGCTACTATTAATCATAATATTTAGTTTTCATGTTACTATGGTTACAAAGTTAATTACACCTTGTTATAAAGATTAGAGATTTTTTTAGAAGCACTCGGAAATGTTGTCGATAAGAAAAGAATAAAGGAGAAAGTGGCTAATAAACTGGCCAATTATATTTGGACGGCGGTATTGTGTATGAACCACCCGGCGTTTTTTGATACAAAATCAAAGGACTATTATAAAATGAAAAAACCCCCCTATTTGTAAGTGATTGATAGGTATAGACTTATGTATCGTTCTGCCGGCCGACCCCCTCTCTGGTGGGGTAATGAAGAAAAAACTTTTGGCACGATATTTGCAGTAGAAAAAAATAAAAAAATTTTTCAGAAAGTGCTTGACACCTGACGATACTAGGTATATACTTGAGGCATAGCAAGTAACCAAGAAAGAAAAGGAAAAGACATGAAAAAGTTTCTCTCATACTTCGAAGCAAACGGAATTCGCTACACTATCCTGAATAAGATGAGAATCTTTCTCTCACAGAATAATCGAGTAATTGCTGTTCAGCCTCAAGATGCTGTGCTGCAAAAGCCTTCACAAGATCCCTTGCTTGTTCGCTTCTGGCAGAATGAACTCAATCGGGAATATGCTTGACCCCATATTGGGGTAGATCTATCCCCCAAAAGAATTGCTAGCCAAAGGTAAGTGCTTGGTAGATAAAGACTTACGAGCGATTCGACCGGCCGGCCCCCTCTGTGGTGGGGGTGTACAAGTGTTCCACTAGCAAACGCTGTGCCAAACGAGAGCAAAATGCCAGAAAGTTTTGTCAAATTTTCTTGACATAAAAATTCCAAAATTATTGTTGACAACTAAAGATTGCTTTGGTATAATGTCGATATAAGGAATAAGGAAAAGAAAAACGAAAGGAAAGAAAAATGGAAATTGAAATCATCTACACTAGCGATTGCTGCACTGCTTATCTTTCAGATGCTCACGTTGAGCATGGCCTCTGCCCTGAGTGTGGAGACCATTGCGAAGTGAACAAGGAAGAAATCCTCGTCACCCCCGTTTGTGGGGGTTGACAAACACAAAAAATTTGCTAGACTTTGGATAACTAAGGAGAAAAACAAAATGACGATTTACCCAAGCATGAACGACTACCGCAAGTATTTCAACGCCATGAAAACCGATCTTCTTTCGGTGTGGGTTGAGGTTGCAGAACATAAACTGCCGAACTATACTAGGATCGAAGAGGTCGAAACCGTAAAGGCCGCTCTAATCGTAGCCCGTCAAGTATTGTCCACCCGATAGGAGATTGAAAAATGATGATCTTGACCGTTGCAATTTCGTTCGCTATACTGTTCTGCGGGTTCGCCGCTCTTTACCTCGCCCTATAAGGAAAATCACAATGAGTACCGAAAGACTTGTTCAACAATACCCGATTCTCACTGACGCTTGGAATCAGTGTACCCTAGTGTGGAAAGGTATTGAACAGAACGGAAACCTTCACAAGTTCAACCGAAAGACTTTGAGAAAAATTGTAAAGGCTAACCGTCGGTCGGTCGATAAAAGGTTAGTGGGTGGGAATGACCACATGATTGAAAAGGTAGGAAAGCCTGGCTCCCCCGAAAGGGTGGTTGCGTTGGCTGCTCAATATGCTAGACTAAGTGAAAGTGAATCGTCACCATTTGGAGAATGATAGAATGACAACCTACGAAAAAATGACAACGCGAGAACTTGACGCTTGGATCCGGGAAGGTGGAAAAGACTTGTGCGATAATGCTCAAACGTACACCCCGGCAAAGTATAAGTTGGTGGCCCATATGGTACGCTCTGCCGTTCGTGAGAGACTGCGACGACTTCGCCATGCCGACTGGCTGGAGAAGGAATACGCTTGGGAAACTGAACGGGCGATCAGGGGTGGTACAGGGTGGAGTTGATCCCTCATCAGGGTGGGCGTTCGTAAGTTGTTGCTACGTAAGGACTTACGGCCTGCCCGGCCGGCGGAACCCCGCTTGCGAGGGGTATTAGCAAATGCCGTGCCAAAAGCACGCAAAATACCGAAAAGTTTTGTCAAAATCTCTTGACATAAAAATGCAGAAAAATCTCTTGACAATTCAAGTTTCGTATGGTAAAATGTCGATATAAGAAGTAAGAGAGAAAGAAAGAGAGAAAAAAATGACAACGCTACAAGCACAATACGATAGCCTTCAAGAGAGATTCCACAAGATGAGCGATGAAATGCTCTCAGTGTGGATTGAAGTAGCAGAACACAAACTGCCAAACTATCGTCGAACCGAAGAGATACTGTCGGTTCTCAATGGCATCCACGCTGCCAAGAGTGTTCAACGCTATCGAGAAAATAATTGGGAGTGATCCCCCAGCGGCGGGGTTGACAAACAGAAAATCTTTGGTATAATGTCTGAAAAGAAAGAGAGAAGAAAAATGAGAAAACCTAGTTTCAAGACCGTTGAGAAAAATCTGGCACAGTATGCTAGAAAGATGGATTGCGAAATCGTCAAACACCACGACGGTTCCTATTCACTGTACGATCGTAAAATGGATTATGTATCCATTACCAAAGCAACTCGACAGCGTGTTGCAAACGAAGTTTACTATTGGATGAGTGCTAGTAAGTAAGAAAGAAAGAGAGAGAAAGATGAGTAAGCATGATGATGATCGGATCACCTCTGACGACCTTCTGATGAATCAAGAATCATTTGAACAGATGATTCTGGACAGCATTCATGCTCGGGATGAGGATTGTCATGATGAGGAAAGCGAAGAACGAATTGTTAGTTTTGCCCAACAGCGTCGTGCTGACAGGCTTAGGAATTGGAGTAAGAAAGAGGGTTGATATGTCGATGATGATTCAAAGTGACTGTTGCAACGAGCCAATGAGTGGCTCACAAATTGACCACGAAATTTGCCCGTGCTGTGGCGAACACTGCGTAGTGATTAGCGACGAGGATTGAAAATGAA